GTCGATCACCGACCTGGGCGTGAAGCTCGGCGCCCGGAATAACTCCAACGACGCCGCCCACATCCAGGCGATGCACGACCACGCCAACGCCCTCGGCGCCCAGTGCGCCAGCGGGGCGGCGGAGGACGCCGCCGACGGTGGCGCCGACGACGCGACCGAAAAGGCCGCCGCCTCCCTGACCGCTGCCCTGAAGGCAGCCCCCACAGACGTTCGTGAGGCCGCCATCAAGGCGCTCACGGCAACCGATGACAACGCAACCGAGACCGACCCCGCGCCCGACGTCAAGTCCGCCGCCGCCGAGGGACCGAGCGCCGAGGACATCGCCCTGAAGGCCTACGCAATCGCGTTCGGCCTCTCCCTCTGAATCCGAAAGGAACCCCCGAGAAATGAACGCCACCGCTGCCAAGGCAGCCATGCGTGACCTCGGCGCGAAGGCACAGGCGGTCGTCGACGACGGCACCCTGACCCCCGCCGAGAAGATGACCCGCCTCGACGCCTACCAGGCCGACCTGAAGCGATACCAGGACGAGGTGTCCATCTCCGAGAAGGCCGCCGCGCTGGGCCAGTTCGGCTCCGCCGAGCTGGACGCCGCCGAGGCTTCCGCCAAGGCCGCCACCCCCGACAAGGGCCGCGAGACCAAGACGCTCGGTCAGTACGTGATCGAGTCCGAGGCGTTCAAGAGCGCCAAGGCGAACATCGGCAGCCGCTTCAGCTTCAGCTCCGAGCTGGGCGCGAAGACGGCCGCGACGATCGGCGAGGGCACCACGATCGCCAACGGTCAGCTCAACGGCGCCGGTGGCGTCCTGAGCCTCCCGAACTACCTCCCCGGCATCGTCGACATCCGCTTCGCGCCGCTGTCGGTCGCGGACCTGTTCGCCTCCGGCTCCACCTCCAGCCCGATCATCTCCTACGTCAAGCAGGCGTCCGAGACGGTCGGCGCCGCGGCCACGGCGGAGCAGGGCCTCAAGCCCCAGTCCGACACGGCCTTCGTTCGCCTGAACGAGCAGGTCGGCAAGATCGCCGCCATCTTCAAGATCACCGACGAGATGATCCAGGACTACGACCAGGCGCAGTCGTTCATGACGAACCGCCTCGTCGCGCAGGTCCAGCGCGAGGAGGAGGCCGAGGTTCTGAACGGCACGGGCTACCCGAGCCTGAACGGCATCCTCGGTCGCTCCGGCTTCCAGACGACCATCTCGGCTGGCACGACGGGCACCCTCGCCAACCCGCTGAAGTTCGCCGAGGCGATCCACCAGCAGGTGACGGCCATCCGTCAGACCGCGTTCGTCGAGCCCGACGCCGTGGTCATGAACCCCTACGACTGGCAGTACCTCCAGCTCGCCAAGGATGCCAACAGCCAGTATTTCTCCGGTGGTCCTTTCACCGGGTCCTACGGCAACGGCGGCATCTCCAACGTGGCGGCGCTGTGGGGCCTCCGTGTCGTGCAGTCCCCGCGCATCGCGTCGGGCACGGCTCTCGTCGGCGCGTTCCGCGAGGCGGGCCAGCTCTTCCGTCGCCAGGGTGTCACGGTCGAGATGACCAACTCCAACGAGGACGACTTCACGCACAACCTCATCACCGTCCGCGCCGAGTCGCGTAGTGCCCTCGTGGTCTACCGTCCGGGCGCTTTCGGCAAGGTGACGGTCACCTGGGCGTGAGTGTTGCGGTTTAGGCCCCCGCCTAAACCACAACTCCAGACCGGGGCCAGAGGGATGCTTCCCCCTCTGGCCCCACCCATCCTGGCCTTAGTAGCTCAAAGGAAGAGCAGCCGCCTCGTAAGCGGCAGGTTCGCGGTTCGAGTCCGCGCTTCGGCTCCATCGCGGGGTAGAGAAACGGTATCTCAGCGGTCTCATACGCCGCACATAGTCGGTTCGACTCCGACCTCCGCGTCCATTCCCAGGTCGTCTAAAGGCAGGACGCTCGGCTCTGACCCGAGTAACCGAGGTTCGACCCCTTGCCTGGGAGCCACCTCCGGGAGGTCCAATGCCGACCACCCGGCAGGCGGTCGACGAGCTGAAGTCGGCGCCTTGCACCGACTGTGGGCTGACCTTCCCCCCGCAAGTCATGGACTTCGACCACGTCGCCGACGACAAGCGCCAGAACGTCGCCGACATGGTCGGCCGGGGCTACTCCCTCGCCGCCGTCCTCGCCGAAATCGCCAAGTGCGAGCTGGTCTGTGCTAACTGCCACCGCATCCGAACCCATCACCGAAGGACAGAAACATGGCCCGGATCATCAACGGCGTCGCCATCAGCGACGACTACGAGACCATCGTCGGACCCATCGAGGGCTACGAGCGTCCCACCGCCGAGCGCGAGGTGAAGTTCCTGCCCGGACCGGCGAAGGCGAAGCGCCTGCTCGTCGACGAGCCCACCGTCGTCGCCCCCGCCGTGACCGTCGTGACCAAGGCGCCCAAGGTGTCTGAGGTCAATGGCTGACGCGCCGCTCCTCGCCACGATCGCCGACCTGGCGGCCTACGTCCAGGAGGACATCGCCGACGGCGACGCCCCCGCAACGCTGTCGCTCGAAATCGCCTCCGGCGTGCTCCGCTCCTACCTGGGCTATGACGTCCTCGGCGTGGACGACTTCGTCGAGCTGTGCGACCCGATCAACGCCAGCTTCATCGAACTTCGACAGACGCCGGTGAAGGACGTGACCCTCGTCGAGGTGTTCAACCGGGACGCCAACGACTTCGTCATCGTCGCCTCCACAGACTATGACGTCAGCCTCCGGCTGGGCGTCATCGCCGGGCACCCGGGCACCGGTTTCCGCTGGCCCTCGTGGCCCGAGTCCTGGCGCGTGACCTACTCCTACGGATATGACACCGTCCCGGACGCGATCCGAGGCGTGTGCGTCGGCATCGCCGCCCGCCAGTGGGCGACGCCGGTCGGCATCGAGTCGGAGCGCATCGGCGGCTACAACGTCCGCTTCGCCGACCGTCACGACGACGCCCTGACGCCGATCGAAAAGCTCGCCCTCCGAGCCTACCTCCGACCGAGCATCGCATGATCCCGGCGCGCCTCCTCCGACAGCCCATCTCGGTCCAGCGGATGACGGTCGCGCCCGACGGCTACGGCAACCAAATCCGCTCCGTGGACGGTTCGCCGGTCACCGTCAAGGGCTACCTCGACTTCGGTTCCAGCTCCGAGCAGTCCACCGACCGCGACACCGTCACGACGAGCTGGACCCTGTTCCTGCCCGCCACCGTGACGATCAGCGCCTACGACCAGGTCAGCTATGGCGATGCCACCTTCCAGGTGGAGGGCGCACCCCAGCAGGTCTGGAACCCCCGCCGCGGCCTGGTCAGCCATATCGAGTGCCGACTAAGCGAGGTGGTGTGACGTGGCGAACTACAGCCTGAAGGTCAACCTGGTCCCCGGCATCGACAAGCTGGTCGCCGCCTCCGACGGAGTCAAGTCCGCCGAGCTGGTCGTGGCGGAAGCCATCGCCCAGGCAGCCATCGCCATCGCGCCCGTCGGCACCGCCGTCGAGCACGACCGTCACCCTGGCGAATACCGGGACGGCATCGCCGCCTCAGCCACCGCTGACGGGGCACAGGTCGTCGCCTCCGCCCCGCATTCCGCCTTCGTGGAGTTCGGTGTCCCCGGCCGAGGGATCGCCCCTCAGCCGGTCTTCCACAGCGCCGCGGCCAGCCTCGGCCTGACGGTGGGGTGACGCCGTGACGTACCCGATCACCGTCCTGCCGGACGACGAGCTGGCGCTGATCCAGTACCTCCGCGCGAGGACCGAGGTCACCACCCTGGTCCCCGCCGAGCGGATCACGACTCAGCTCGGACCCCTGCCGACGTACCCCGTCGTGCTGGTCCAGCGCATCGGCGGCGCCCCCGGCGACCTCCGGTGGATCGACATGCCAACCCTCCAGGTCGACGTCATCGGTCCCGCCGACCGTCGCGCCTGCAAGGTGCTGGCGCTCACCGTCCGTGCCGCGATCGTTGCGATAGCGAACGACACGGTCGACGAAGGCGTCCTCGCAATGGGCAGCGAGGTCACTTCCCCCCAATGGTTGCCCGACACCCTCGCCAATCCCCCGCTGCCTCGCTTCACGGCCAGGTTCCGGATTGTCCTCCACCCCTGAAAGGAATCCCTCCATGACTGGAGTCAACTCCGGTGAAATCCGCGTCGCGGGCACCGGCAACATCTACAAGGCGCCGCTGGGCACCACCCTCCCGACGACGGCCGCCGCCTCGCTCAGCGAGGACTTCATCGACCTGGGCTTCGCCGCCGACGGCTTCGAGGTCCAGCAGGACCTCAAGACGACCGACATCATGGCGTGGCAGACGCTCGAAGTGGTCCGCATCATCGCCAACGAGCTGAACCGCACGTTCACGTTCACGCTCCAGCAGACCAACGCCGACACCCTGGCGCTCGCCTGGGGCGGCGCGGCCATCACGCCGGGCACGGGCAGCGCGTACTCGCTCGCCATCCCGGGCGCCGACACCGGCCTCGCCAGCTACGTGTTCGCCATCGACTGGTT